CTTACCACTTTAGGAGCAGATACCACACCAGCAAACGGGGAAATATTTAGAGCAGTGAGCCCAGGTAGTGTTTTAGTGTCAAGCACCAGCACAGTTCAATTGCTTCCGGCTGCTTCAGGTGGTAAAGAAATACTTAAATTAGGATTATCTACTAACGGCTCAGATAATCGAAGTGGAACAGGTATCACTACTCAAACACCTGATCATGCTAATGCCACAATAAGAATCTTACAAAATATGAGATTCACCGGCATAGAGAATGTAAATCCAACTAGACCTAGCACTGCATTAGAATTAGATGCATACTCACAGCACCCTTCGCAGGCTACACTTCGTGTAATTGCCTATAACCTAACTGGTGGTGCTGGTGATCAGTTACCAGATAATATTGCAATATTGACAACAGACCAAACATTTAACTATGTAAAACCAAGTAGCAAGAGTAACGCATTAACTGGAGGTTACGGTTCAGCAGCTGGTGATACTAAAATAGCTGTTAATCAGATAACAACAAGCTACTTGATAGATTTACTTAATACAGGAACTTTACAGTTTAGTTGGGCAGGAAAAATGCATCGTATTGTCAGCTATACTGATGCTACACCTAGCTTAGATGCCTATATTACAATAGAAGATATACTTGACAATAATAATATTCCTGGTGCAGCAAGTGGACTAAGAGAACCTATTCCCAACGATGCAACCAGAACTTTCCGTTCAGGTCTTCCAGCAGGTAGTTCTGGTGCAGTAACTATTAAGATTTCCACTTGTAGAGCTACTGGCCACGATTTTCTAGATATAGGAACAGGTGGATTCAACACTAGCAATTACCCAACTGCCATATATGGCAATCCTAGCATTGAACCTAGTGATGCTTACGAAATTAAAGAAGAAAATAAAGGTCGTGTTTTCTATGTTACCACAGACCAAGATGGTGTATTTAAAGTAGGTCCATTCTTCAAAGTAGATCAAGGAACTGGAACTGTTACATTTAGTGCCAGCATTGCTCTTAGCAACTTAGATGGTTTAGGATTTAAACGAGGTGTTACTGTCAGTGAGTTTAGCACAGATAATACCATGACCAATAATGCTGCTGACACTGTGCCTACCCAACAGGCAGTGAGAGGATACATTGATAAACGTCTAGGACTAGATCATAACGGAACTAATGTTCCTGTGGCCAACAAGATTGGCCCAGGATTTTTACCATTGAACGGTCAAGTTCCTATGGAATCAAATCTTGCAATGGGTAGTAATTTTATTTCTGGGTTAGGCACTCCCGGTGATAGCGATTCAGACTATGCTGCTACAGTGGGCTATGTTTTAGGAAAGTTAAACGTAAATGACGAATACGAAGAACTTAAAGATGTTGTAGTAAGATACGGTGAAACTCTAACTGTTATTGAAAGTGCCAGTGGAACTACTATAACGGTAGCAAGTGGTTATTCTACTAGCTTGTTATTTGTAGACATGCCAATAAGACTAGAGGCAGCATTAGGATCTCTATCAGCAACTAAGACATACTATGTTTTATCAAAAACAACAACTACATTTACAGTAGGTGAAGAAAAGAGAGGTGCAGCAGTAACAGTAGGAACAGTCAGCTCTGTGTCTATTGATGTGTATAAGGCACTAACAGGACATCTTCCAATCTTTGCAGGCGGCAATAATGCTATTGTGTATGCAGACATAAAAGGAGATATCTATAGTAAGTATACTGCCGACGGGGTTACTACACTACAGAATTCAATAGCTACAGATCCAGATCCAAGTATTGCACAGAGTATTGTAGCAGCAGGTGTAGAAGTATACGATGTTAGTGGATTTGTCAACAACTATTCAATATTTGGATCTACTCCAGGCATAGCTCCAAAAAATCATTTCCAAGTAAATGGCGAAATCTTTAGTTATACTGGAGTCGATCTAGTTCCTATAGCACCTACATATCCTAATGCAGGCAAGTTAACAGGTGTAACTAGAGCACAAAAACAGTCAAGTGCTCAAGCACATCTTTCTGGATCTACAGTAATTCCTCTTAATAACGCCAAGCTTGATTTTCAAATTAGTCAAGAAGTAATTGTCAACGATGACGTTCATCCGAGTGCAGGAATACTACAAAGCAAATTGTCGATGAATGCTGCTACCACTAGAGCAAATGCTACTGGTATAACACAAGCTGACAGAGGACTAGCAAGTTTTGATAGTGCTACATTTACCGCAAGCAGTGGTTGGATTAGTATTACTAACGGAAGCATTTCATATAGCAAAATACAAAATGTAGATGCAGGAAGTCTGCTAGGAAACCTAACAGGAAGTGCTACAACTATTCAACATGTTACACCACAATCTGCTTTAAAACGAGCCATGTGGGATTATTTTAGCAGTAGTTCAACTGCTGACACACAATATGCTTTCACATTTTTAAAACAAAGCAGTGGAGGCACAGAAGATAACTTCTTAACTAAAAACATTATTTCAACTACAGGAGAAAATAATGCCATAGTTAAGACTAATAGCACAGGTGGAATTCAAGTTGCTCATGTTAAAACCAATGATTACCAAAACAGTGCAGGTAGCAGTTTAATTACAGCGAGCGGAACAAATGTAACATATTACGGTGCTTGGAGTGCAGGTTCAGGAGCATCGTTAAGTGCTACCTATGCAACAAGTGCTGGAAGTGCTACAACAGCAGGTAGCACTACCACAGTTACAACAGGAGGCAGTGTAACAACTACTGTTATATCATCAGGCGGTTCTTCTACTGCTGGCACAGTAACAGGCGACTGGACTCTAACTGCTGGTAGTAAATGGCAAGCCACATATGCTGACTTGGCAGAATACTATACAGCAGATCAAGAATATGAACCTGGCACTGTATTAGTATTTGGTGGCACAGCAGAAACGACAACTACAAAAACATTTGGAGACAGCCGTGTAGCAGGAGTAGTGACCACTAATCCAGCATATACAATGAATGCAGGATTAGAAGGCCTAAGAGTTTGTATTGCTCTACAAGGTCGTGTGCCTTGTAAGGTAGTAGGAAAAATTCGCAAAGGTGATTTGCTAACTACTAGTGCAATATCAGGACATGCAGCCAAAGCAGTTAATCCTCAAGTAGGAACTATAATAGGTAAAGCATTAGAAGATAAAGATTATGACCAAGCTGGCGTAATTGAAGTAGCAGTGGGGCGTGTATAATGGCAAAGCAAACAATTAATGTAGGAACAGCAGACAAAGGTAATGGTGATCCCTTACGCACAGCATTTATTAAAGTAAACAGTAACTTTAATGAGCTATATGCTGCGCTAGGTGCGGACCTAACAAGTGTGGCATCTCATATTATCCCTGAAACAGACGATACATATGATTTAGGCAGTGCTACACATAAATGGCGAAGCTTATATGTTAGCAGCAATACTATCTACTTAGATAACATTCCCCTAAGTGTAGTAGATGGTGTTCTAAAATTAGATAGCCAAACAGTAGGTGGAACACCTGCATGGTCTGATATTACAGGAAAACCCGCTATACCATCAACTTTAGATTCACTTACTGATGTTTTTATAACAGGGGCAAGCTCAGGACAAGTATTAAAATACGACGGATCTAACTGGGTAAATGGAACAGATAATAGTGGTGGCGGCAGTGGATCTATCTCAGTTGGTGACGGTCAAGGCCCAAGCGTTGAAAATGTCACAGAGATCTTAATCAACGGCACTATCACTGAAATAGAACCTGGATTAGTTGGTATCAGTGTAAGTGGCAGCGGATCAATTCAACCATACCTAGAACTGACCAACGACCCATTCATCATACAGCCTGTAACATTTGGCGAGCCTTTTACAGTCACAGCACCAGTCAGCGGACAGGGAGCGACTTTTAATGTGATCATAGGTGCGGGACCATTGTTAACTCTCGTTGCTGTAGCCAGTCCTGGCACAGGTTATGTAGTAGGACAGAGATATAAGATATGGTATAACAACATTGGTGGTAATACAAGCACAAGTTACAACATCACTTTTGAAATAGAAACAGTAGGCGAATCAGGCGAGATACTGACTATCGTCAATCCGCAGTTTAGTGGATCTACTGGAGATAACGTTCCAGGTAACTACAGTGGAGTTAGCATAGAACTAACGTCATCAGTGCGTGATGAAATCAGTCCAGGTGTTGTATTGACTAGGAGTCTAAATCAGGCTCTTTACAACCTCGTATCAGAAACAGAATACGACAACAGCAACTATCTAAGTCCCCTAAACACCGAATGGAACTCAGACGGCTGGGACAATCTAGTAGGCATTGGCGGCAGAAGTTTTACAACATTTAGAGCCGCACTAGGTGGACAGGTTGGCAACAACGTAGTCGGTGCTGAGTTAGTAATGCGTGATACTACTACTGATCGTTACTACAAGTTTGAGTTCACTGACTGGGGACAGAACAACGGCGGATCCTACACGTACACAAGAACAGAAATCACAGATCCTAACTTCTTCCGCAAAACAGACGACGGCGATGAAGTTGATATATTTGTAGCAGATGATGGGCTAGGTGCTGGTATTGGTATCACCCGTGGCGCAGAACAGAGCATCTACAACCCCTACAGAGAAGAAGGTTATGTAGAGGAAGACAGTCCAGCAGGCACATTATGGAACATAGGCGGCTGGGACGATCTATCAGACGTAGAGTCGAGAACATATACTAACTTTTATGCGGCCTACGGCGGTGGATTAGGTAATCGTGTTCCAGGCAGCAAAACTGTAATGTACATTCCAGAAACTGATACCTACTATGCTATACAGTGGCTATCGTGGACACAGAACGCTAACGGTGGTGGATTTACCTATGTACGCTACGAGTTAGATCTAACTCAAATCAACGAAGGCGTAAAATTCCCAGACGGCAGTGTGCTAAAATCTGCGGCAGGTGTAGGTCGTGTAAAATCTACAGCATCAGCGGGACGCAGGATAGAAGAAGTAGTAGGTAGTAATACAGTATCAATCACTGCGGTAACTACATCTAACATCACTGCCGCGGCATCGAGATCGGTAACTGACAGCAATCAATTCTGGGTATCAAGTACCGCAACAGAAATCGCTCAAATATTCAACGATCCTAACTCATATGGTATCCAAGATCTATCTACCATGGAGTTTAGTTTAGACAATGTGACCTGGTATCCTTATGACGGAGGTTACAGTTCAACTGGTACCGAAATAGGCGTTACTGTGCTCAATGCTAATGTTACCTATAACGAAGGAGATACTATATACTTTAGATACGACACAGGTGGTGCTCCTCAGGTATGGTGGGATAAAGCAGATTTACCTGGTGGTAGTAGTGACTTCCGCGGTGCTGTCATAGACTATCACGCCTACACAGGCGAAGCAACAATCATTGGAACTATACACATCGTTGATGACAGTGGCGAACAGCACATCAGTCACACTGAAGTGGCCAGCGGATCAACTGACAGCGAAAACGATGACCTATGGTTAGTACAAAATGAAGGTACTATCAGTTATCGTCGCATAGACGGTGAAAGTAAAACATTAAAGATACATTGGACCGCCAAAGTATTCTACGGGACAGAGTTTTGGGATTAATAGGGGCAATTGAATGACAACCATAAGAAAAATAGTAACCAGCCAAGTAGATGGCAATAGTGCTAACGCAGATAACATTGACGAAATTCGCCCCTTTGGTGAAACAAGTTTTTATCTAGATACCAGCGGTCTTAACGATAAACTTGTTTTGTCAATGTTTGACGGACAAAGAACACACCTGCGTAGCAAGGTCCTTGGTCCTGGCGTACTCTACGGTTCAAATGCTGACAGTGGCGATGGAGCAGGGTTTGACACTATCAAACTGATTCCAGACGCCAGCCTACACTATAACGATGGCAACTTTAGCAATGACCAATATCTTGTCGTAGATCCTACTGCTCCTAATCACATACACATCCGTGCTGGCGGAACTATTGATAGTTCCGGTGCTGACCTATTCTTAGGCGGTGAGCAAACTAATGTTAAGATCAGCGACGGCGACGACTCTGTTACTATTAGAACTAGTGATGCTAGTGGTGGAAGTGTTATTCCTAAAGAATGGATCTTTGACAACACAGGCAAGTTATCATTTCCTATATTTGGTGCTATTGAAACTGTGGGTATGGGCTGGTTTGGCATTACCAATGGTGAGTCGGGCGGCCCTATCAGCATAGTTCAGAAGAGTATAAATGTAGCCTATACCGGTCAGTATCTGTCAGATATTACACTATCTAATAGCAATGATTGGACCACAGGTGACGCTCGAATCAGCACATCGAATTTAACGGCAGGAACATCTTACCAATGGATTTTTGGTTCAGATGGTACGCTAACGTTACCCGGCACAGCCACTATTGTCGATACTGCTGATGTTCAGGCTGCGGGTACTAAGATCACTGTTCCCTTAAATGCCGCGGGCGACACCGTAGATTATGTAGGTGGGGCTAGTGTAATAGAAATACCTAAAAACGCAGACACCAATCAAGTACAGGCAGGTTGGATTATCACATTCCCTGATAGTACGCAGAGAACGGTTAGCGGTGTAGTTGATGGTGGAAGTTATTGGGCCGTTACCTACAACGAAGCAAATCCGGGCTTAGGAGCAGGAACATATCCCTTAGACGTTCAGAGTCCCGATTATACCGTAGCCAGTGCCGGTGCGATCACACTGTCTAAAACTGGTCACTCTTGGAGTTTTGATTCCGATGGTAAGATAACCATGGGTGCCGGAGTTACCATCGACACTGAAGGTACAATGAGTCAAGGTGACTTTAATCTCACTCTACCGGGCATAACTGGAACGCCACAGCAGTTTAGATTCACAGATGAAGGCGGAGTAGGAGAAATAGTATTTCCTATAGGAACACGCACCGACGGTTTACTCACTGTAACTCCAGCAGACGAGGACATTGTTTTACAGACTAACTATCGTCCAACAATACCCGCACTGGCAACATTTGGCAGTGGCAGTGGTGTTTTATTCATAGATATTTTTGAGAACGACGATGTCACTGCGGCAGGAGCTGGCTGGGAAATCAATATTGGCACAGAACTAGAACCAACTTGGATACCAATCGTATCAACCGAGACCAGTGGATATACTTTTATTATCCATGTTTCAGGAAGTTTTGAATTTATTCAAGGTGTCGAATATACCGTTAGAAAAGTTGATGGTGTTGAAAAAGTATGGAGATTTAGGGCAATTGGTCCGCTAGTAGCACCAGGCGGTGCTGTACTCAGCAGTGAGACTGAAGATTTAGGAGTAGATGGTACCTACAGAGATTTCGCTATCGAACTGCCATCACAGGATGGTACCAATGAATTCCGTTGGGAGTTTGACAACAGTGGTGATATGATCGCTCCAGGTGCTATCACTATAGCAGGCACACTAAACACACCATTAGGATCTGTAGTTGGTATAGGCATAGACACTGATACTTTTGTTGGACTACAAGGAGACACTGGTTCTGGAGTAATCATAAGAGCCACAGACGACGAACTTAACTTTATAGATTGGAAGTTTGGCACAGACGGTGGCTTAACTACACCATACGGACTACAGATTTCAGATCAGTATATCCAGCATCCAGCAACAGGAAACTTCATCAGTCTCAACAATGACACCGGTGGCGACATTACTGTTGCTGGCGAAATTCGATTAACAACAAATAATAACGATACACTAAATCGAAAAGTTTGGAGGCTATGGCAGAACGGAACTATTACATTCCCAGACTCAACAGTACAGACCACTGCTTGGGCAGGAGGGCGTGTCGTAAGTGTTCCAGCAAGTAGTTTAGGCACCACAGGTGACACGGAAGGGGACTTAGCATTTAGCAGTGGCTATCTCTACTACTGTACCGCAGACTATTCAGCAACACCAACCGCAGTTAGTTTCAGCAATTTGTCTGAGTTCGATGACGGTTTAGGCGATCATTATATACAAGCAACCATCGCAGATCCTTCACAGTTGTCCGGGGTTTTAAGCATAACAAATATTGTAGAAAATGGCGTAACTTCTGCTTCAGAACCTGTAACTAGTTACTCGTTAATCAGCGGAAACATCTATAAATTCTATCTAGCAAACACTACTAACCCGTGGAATAGTTTACAAATATCCACTCTACAGGTAGTGCCAAACATTTGGCGTCGAGTGGCTTGGAGCAACGATACTTGGTAACGGTAAATATACGATAAAGAGAGCGCAAAATGGCCATACAAACAGTAAATTTAGGAACTTATGCTAACGATGGAACAGGCGACGATCTACGCACCGCTTTTACTAAAGTTAACAGCAACTTTGCAGAATTAGACACACTCACCATTGTTGGTGGAACTAATCTTGGCAGCGGCAGTCCCGTATTTGCAAGTGTTGTAGCAGATGCAGGAACAGGCAATAAACTAAGCTTTCGTAGCATTTCTGCGGGCACAAACATTGCAGTCTCTAACGATAGTAACACAATATCTATCACAACTACAGGAACAATAACTGCTAACTTAACTGGCAATGTCACAGGTAATGTAACAGGAAATCTTACTGGAAATGTCACTGGTAATGTAACAGGAAATCTTACTGGAAATGTCACTGGACAAGTTAGCGATATTACTAATCATGGCTTAGCAGCATTATCCAATGTCAGTGATCTAACGCCCACTGAAGGACAATTTTTAAGATATCAAGATAATCTTTGGAGATACGCCAACGTCTCAAGCGATAATATTCCTGAAGGCGGAACTAATTTATATTATACACAATCTAGATTTGATACTGCATTTTCAAATAAAACTACTACTAATCTAGCAGAAGGCTCTAATTTATATTACACTACAGCTAGACATAACAACGACTTCGATACTAGATTAGCTACTAAGTCAACAACTAATCTAGCAGAAGGCATTAATCAATATTTTACACAACTTCGAGCCAGACAATCTATCAGTGTAAGCGGAGTGCTTTCATATGATAGTAATACTGGCGTAATTAATTACGGTGGGCCGGACCTTAGCAGCTATGCTACTACTACATATGTTAACACAGCAATTAGCTCATTAGCAACTGTAGCAACAAGCGGAAGCTATACAGATTTAACAAACAAACCAACATTGTTTAGTGGTAGTTATACAGACTTAACAAATAAACCAACAAGCATTTTAAATTTTAATATCACTGATGGCACTGCGGGTCAAGTGTTAACTACAAATGGCTCAGGAACATTTAGCTTTACTACAATAACAGGTGGTGGCGGAGGTGATTTAGACTTTGGATCATTCGCTAGTCCATCAGGATTTACACTAGACCTAGGGTCAATATAATCGGGAAAATAATATGGCATTGAAATTAAGAAGAGGAACAGATGCACAACGTATAGTTGTTACTCCAGAGGAAGGTGAACTTGTCTATACAATAGACACTAAAAAGCTATATGTAGGTGATGGTTCAACAGTGGGTGGAGTTGCCGTTGATACTGGCGGCAGTGGTATAACAGATATAGTCCAAGACACTAGTCCTCAACTAGGAGGTAACTTAGATTTAAACGGATATAACATCTATACAACTTCACAAAATATTAATATAGATCCTGGAGGGAATGGCAGGATACTTTTAGGAAAATCAATATTAGGTAATGTTACTATAACAAGAGATGAGTATTCATCAGCAGCTGGATCAGGATTTTCATTTAACCAATTTCATACTACTGCTGATGCTGTGAATTTCGCGTGGGTTCGAGGTAGAGGAAACACATTTAACCCTTCTGCTGTTATACCTGGTGATGACATAGCAGATCTTGTTTTTGCTGGGGTTAACTCCGCAAACGGAGTAACTGGAGTTGCTGTTATTAATTGTCAAGTAACTGGACAACCTTTAACTAATCAGATTCCTGGAGCATTAACATTCCAAGTTAATAATGGAGCAGGGTTGCAAACTATAGCTAAAATGGATGATTTTTTTAGAGTATCCAATATTAAAGCTGTAACTGGAAATAATATTAATGTAGCGACAGATAATATTATTTCTATAGGAAATATACAATTATCTCAAGACGGGCTATCTACAGCAAATTCAAATGCTAATCTTTATATTACAGCAAATAGTTCAGGAAGAATTTATCTAGATAATATGGCTTGGCCGAACAGCGATGGGTTATCCGGTCAGGTATTAACTACTAATGGAAGTGGATCATTAAGCTGGTCAACAGTAAGTGGTGGTGGCGGATCTTTTTCAAGAACTAATGTGTCAGGATCAAGCACCGCTATAGCTAACGGTGCTAGTGCTTCATTTGATATTACCGGAGCAGCAAAAGGTTACATAATTTACAAAATTCAAGTTAATGAACCAGCATGGGTGAGAATATACACAGATTCAGCTAGTAGAACAGCCGATTTAACTAGAGCAGAAGGTGTAGATCCTAGTCCAGGAAGTGGTGTTATAGCAGAAATAATTACTACTTCTACTTCGGAGACAGTGTTAATAACTCCAGGTGTTTTTGGGTTTAATAATGAACTAACACCTGTAACTGAAATCCCAATAACTGTAACAAATAAAGGAGGGTATACCACTCCGATTACAGTTACAATGACTATTCTTGCATTAGAATAATAGGAATTTAGATGTCTATAAGCCAATATCTCCGTAAAAAAGAATACATAGTAACTGTAAAAAACTTTGACGACTTAGATTCTGTTTACGATGATCTCGAAACAAAAGGCAAATCTCCTCCTAATACAGAAATTATTAGATCAGTAGACATAGTTTATCGCAGACCAACTAGTAGAAATACGCATTATCTACTAGCAGAATGGGAAGCAGAGCAGTTAAAATTAGATCCCAGAATATTATCAGTGGAGTTAGCTCCGCACGAAAGAGGAATTACTCCTGGTCTTAATATTGAACATTCAGAAGAACTAATGGCTGCTCCACCCGAAGACGCATTAGAAATAGTATCCAATACTTCACAGACATCGTCTAACTGGGATAAATCAAGCTCTACTACTAGCACTATGAAAAACTGGGGTCTATTACGCTGCACTGAAGGAAGTCAAAGATCAAACTGGGGCAGCTCTGGATATGAAGGCACAGGAGTAGCAGGAACTTCTGCACAAACAGGAACTATTACTTTATCACAAATAGGAAGAAATGTTGATGTTGTTGTATGTGATGAGAATGGCCTAGTATGGAATCATCCCGAATTTGCAGTAAATGCAGACGGAACAGGCGGGTCCAGGGCTATACAATATAATTGGTATCAACACAATCCTGTAGTTAAAGGAACTTCAGCAGGAACTTATGTTTATGGCACAGGAAGCCACAGCACACATGTAGCAGGAACAGTGGCAGGAAATACTCAAGGCTGGGCAAGAGCAGCAAACATATACAATCTTTATTATCTTGCAGGTGATGAAAGTGATTACAACTTTCCATATGTTTTCGATTACATAAGAGAGTTTCATCGTAATAAATCAACTAATCCTGCCATTGGCAGAAAAAATCCTACAATTGTTAATAACAGTTGGGGTATGAGCATATTTCCTAATGAATGGTCCTTAAGTGATATAACACAGGTTACATATAGAGGAACAACTTATAACTCTTCTAGCGGAACTATAACTTATAACGGTCTCAGTGGAGTGTTTACTTCAAATGCAAAAATTGCCGATCTTCTAGGATTTGAAAACTATGGTAATCGAATAACAACTTCTGGAACCTATACCGCTCCTGGAGGCTATGTGCTTACTAAACCAGCATCGTGGAGCCAGGAAGGACAACAAGTTTACCTAACTCAATTTCTCGAACCTGCACTAACCTACGATGTAACTGTAGATGGTCCTGCCGATATTGACATTATCCATAATGTTGCCATGGACACCTTAACAGGATCTATGAGTTTAGCTGTTTCAGTTTTAATAAAAGATGCCAGTAATAGCACCATACAAACCTATTCAGACACAGCACAGACATTTGTTGGCGGAATAATAGAAACTAATATAAACACTTCTTATAATCTTCCAGGCGACCAAACTTACACGATAACCTATACTACTGCTTACACCGTAGGTGATCCAGGAGATGGTGGAGGCGGCGGTGGAGGCGGCGACGGAGGCGGCGACGGAGGCGGCGACGGAGGAGGATTCAATGCTAATGTTACTTGGGCTGTGGCTATGAGCTTGACTGCTTCAGAAGTAGAGTCATCAGGACCCGCAGCGACTGTTACCTCAATTACTAATAACATTATCGGAGCAGCTAGTTTAACTAGTGCAACCGCACCTACTACCGGAAACAATGATGACGGTTATTGGACTTTATCGTTACCATTTAATATTTCATATTTCGGAAACACCTATAACACTATCTATGTAGGAACTAATCACTACCTAACCTTTACAGGAGGCAGCACAATTTATTCAGGAATAAGTGCTAGTAATCCTAATCTTCCTAAAATATGTTGGTGTGCTGCTGATAATAGTGTCCAGAGGATTTATTATGGCACAGAAGGCACGGCACCAAACCGAACTTATAGAGTTCGTCTAGAAGGTAATGCAAGCACCAGTGGCACACTAGGATCTCCTAATATGGTTTGCGAATATACCTTCTATGAAAATACACCAGCTCAAATAGATTTACAGCTAGGACAAAATAACAGAAAATCTTCTACCGGTGGTGGGTTTACTACAACGCAACTAAACAGCTGGGGCTTTATTTCTGGGCAGCGTATACCTGCAAGAGTAGCTGCTATGGATGCAGATATAGAGGATGCTATAGCAGAAGGAATTATATTGGTAGGAGCTGCTGGTAATGGACGTTGGAAACATGATGTTCCTGGGGGTCTAGATTGGGATAATACCTTTCAAATGAATAATAGATATCCTGGAGAAACTTATTATTATATGAGGGGAACTAGTCCTACTGCAAATGATTCTACAATTAATATTACAAATATCTGCGTAGGATCAGTAGATACAACAACCTCAGATAAAAAAGTATTGTATAGTGACTGTGGTCCAGGTGTAGATATATTTGCACCTGGAACTTACATTGTAAGCAGCTTGCCTAGCGGAACAGGTGATCCTAGAAACTCCAGTTACTATATAGGAAAATATAGTGGAACCAGTATGGCCAGTCCGCAAGTTTGTGGCGTATTAGCCTGTGCATTAGAAGTGTATCCTTATTGGAATGAAGCTCAAGCCAAGGCATATATAATCGGAATATCAAAATCAAATCAACTAACTGATACAAGTGGTGGGCCGACTGACGGCGCAGATCTTCAAGGAGCACCAAACAGGTTTTTATATTATCGTAAAGAACGCGAAACTACAGGAAATGTTTTTCCTAAAACCACATACAATAGCAGACCTACATCAGGGGCATTGTTTCCTAGACCAAGAATTAGAAGGAAATTTTAATGCCATTAAGTATATGGACTCAAGCATCTGGTTTTCGATTCGCTAGTATAGAAGAAAACACGTTAGTAGATATTAACTTACCAGTTCAATTTCCTAATGGGTTCGATGACAGTTCCAATCTAACCTTAACGATAGTTGCGGGTCAATTACCTCCAGGTATTAGAATTAAGGACCAAAGACTTTTTGGCTCAGCTAGAGAAGTTCCTAGGTCTACGGATTTCAAGTTTGTGATAAGAGCTCAGCTAGGAACAGAGATTAGCGATAGAACATTCTTTATCACAGTAAACGGCAGCGACGATCCTATATGGCAAACACCAGCAGGAAGTCTTGCTGTGTTCAACTCAAATCAATATTATGTTCTAGATAGCAGTTACATTGATTTTCAATTAGTAGCAACTGATCAAGATACAGCAGCAGGCCAAGTCTTAAAATACAATAAAATCCGAGGAGAGTTGCCTCCAGGGCTAATACTAACAGAAACAGGAAGGATTGTAGGCTTTATACAACCTGCATTAAGTATATCAGAGATAGCAGGTGGCGGCGCTTATGATACCACAATATTTGACTATATAGCATACGACATAGGAGAAAGGCCAACTAACGGGTACGATAGTTTCTTATTTGAAAACACCTTATACGATTATGCTACTCCTAGCCTGAGTCCTAAAAAATTAAATCGATATTATGAATTTGTTGTAAAGGTTTCCGACGGAGACAGTAGTTTTGATAGAACATTTAAAATATTTGTTGTAGGCGATGACTACTTTAAAAGTGACTCTATCAGTATTAAAACTGGGTCTGGAACATTTACCGTAGATACTACTTTTGTAAGAGCGCCGATTTGGGTAACTCCTAAAAACTTAGGAATTTATAGAGCAAGTAACTATCATACCTATAAACTAGACATTTATGATGATAAAAATTTAGGTCCTGTTAACTACGAGCTAGACGCTATTAACCCAAGAATAAAAGCTATAGCATCAACTACGTCATCTTCTGAAAACAAAATCACCACAAACAAAATACGTATAACAGAAACAGATGGTGTCCCTAACCTAACAGATAAAGTTTATTTAAAAAATTGGGTAGAGCGTTATATAATTCCAGAAAATCCTGGAGACCCTATCCAAGTAATACAAGCAGATGACACAGTCTATAATATAACTCATATAGAAACTGTCAACAGTTCTGAATATGTTTTAACAGTCTATCCTAATTTGACCATTACCATTCCTAAACGAACTGCAATAGGACTAGGACCTGTCAGTGAAATTCCACCTGGAATGAATTTTGATGTAGGCAGCGGCGAAGTGTTTGGTGTGATTCCTTATCAAACAAATATTACATTAACCTATAATTTTACTGTAATCGCATACAGGTCTCAATTCCAAGGAGACCATATTGAGATTGGAAGATCACGTAGAACATTCACTGTGACCATATTAGGAACTGTCGATAGTGTGATTTCTTGGGATTCAGATTCTAACCTCGGACAACTTCCGGCTAATTTAATCAGCAACTTATTTGTTAAAGCAACTACAACTATTCCAAATACAAGTTTATACTATGTGATAAAATCAGGAAGTTTACCCCCAGGATTAACACTGAACTTAGACGGCGAAATTATAGGTAAAGTAAATCAATACGGAGATGTTAGTAACCCTGGGTTAATCACATTTGATGATACAGAAACAACCTTTGATAATACAGAAACAACCTTTGATAAAGTTTATCGATTTACCATAACTGCTCGTGATATGGTTAATTTTGACAGTTCAGATAAAGAATTCACTTTAGAAATACTGACTCCTAATGAAGAACTGTATAGTAATATCAGTGCCAAACCATTCTTTAATCTTGCTCAACGAAATATCTTTAAATCTTTTATAAACAATACTGAAATATTTGTTCCGAACTACATCTACAGACCAGATGATCCAAACTTTGGTGTTCAGAAAAACTTAAAAATGCTAATCTATGCTGGCATCGAAACCCAAACTGCAAACACTATAGCACGAAAAATGATACTTAACCATAGAAGAAAAAGATTTATTCTAGGCAATATTAAATCAGCTCAAGCCAAGCTACCTGGAACTAACACTGTGGTTTATGAAATAATATATTTAGAAATCATAGATCCACTTGAGATTAACGGAAAAACATTACCTAATGTTATTAAAACTAGCGATGGAACAAGAGCGGTTACCGTGGATCAGAATAATGCCTATAATACTGGTCCGTTCGACCAACTTACTCCTTATTGGGGACCTGCTGATCCATTTTATGCGCCAGTAGATAGCAATTTTGTATTTGCAGGAGATAGCTACACAAGTTGGAAATTTCCTAGCAGTATAACATTATGGCGTAAGCGTATAAAAGAACTAGGACTACGTGATAGAAACTACTTGCCTTTATGGATGAGATCTGTTCAAGAAGGATCTGTTGTAGAACTAGACTTTCAACTTGCGGCTCCTTTATGCTATTGCAAGCCAGGGTATAGCAAGGATATACTTTTAAATATAAAAAATAACTACTTTGATTTTACACAACTCGATTACGAAATAGATAGATACATAATCGACAGCGTGACCGGAGATAGCTCCGATAAATATCTCGTATTTAGAAATGACAGGACCACTATATCATGACCAGCCAAGTATCAGAACAATTAATTAGTTACAATCAAAATTACCCTGTAGCAGGGCAAGACAATGATAGTCAACAATTCAGAACTAATTTTACTGTTATTAAAAATGCTTTAAATCAAGCAGATACAGAAATCACAGATCTTCAAAATAACACAGCAAAAACTAATGTTGATACAGACTTCAACGAAACTACTATCGAAAATGCTTTTTATAAAAATATGTATGGAGTAGTAGCAGTAGAAACAGGAAATCAAATCGATGTCGATTCTGCTGAATTTTGGATCATTAATGCCAATGCTGATAAAACTGTAATGCTGCAAAACTGGCCTACTAGCGGAACTTCACAAAAGCATTTTAAAATTAGACTTTTACTAAAAACAACAAATAGCACAGCTTATCAAATTACATTTCAATCAGAAAGTGGTGGAAAAGTGTTTAGGGACGATAGCACTAAATTTAGCGGCACTGGCGGATTGCAAACTATCTCAACCCCAGCTCTAAATACATCTTATATATTACTCGAAGCATCCACAATAACAAGCGGCGACACTGTATTTTTAAGATATCTAGGAACATTTATACAAGAATGATACATCCTTTAAGTGAAGATCTCAGCAAATTAAAAGACACTGAACTAGAAGCTAAGATTCAAGACCTTAGTCGTAAATACTGGGTAGCTAAAAATCCCATGCTCCAACAACAAGTAGCTACCTTTTTAGAAATATATAATCAAGAATTGAGAACTCGTCGACAAAAAACGTGGGAACAACAACGCCAAAATATGGACAAAGGACTTGACAAACTGATCAATGTAAATTAAAATGTCTACATGAGACATGACAAATACGGCAGACCTATTTTTCAAGAACAAGATTTATTTGATCTTCTGTATCAAGACAACTTAGATAAGTTACAAGACGTTATAGCAGAACATACAGCTCAAACAGAAAATATACCTGGTCTCAAGTTTGAAACTAAGGAAGCCCAGTCAATAACAGATTTTGATCAAACACATCAAGCAATTTGGTTCATGCCTGAAGAATACTATGACATAGACATAGAAAAACATATTATCGAACTTTGCCCGCCTTGGGACCCGGAGCATTCTAGAGTTACAGAAGAATTAACCAGTTTTAAAGAAAAGAATATGCTGAATCTTTTGAAATGGCTAAAATATTTTGTAGATACTGCTAGGAAAAATAACATTGTATGGGGAGTAGGTCGCGGCAGCAGTGTAGCAAGTTATGTGTTATTTTTACTAGGAGTCCATAAAATTAACAGTATCAAGTATAATTTAGACTTCAAAGAATTCTTAAGATAAGTATATAGTTATTAGGAGAACAAAATGGCTATGAAACAACCCCAAAGACAAGTTTATAGAACAATGCAGGGAAAAGAAATTGACATGGATAAGCTAAGAATTAAACACGAAATGACCTTAGCAGTTGGCAATGCTAAAATGAATGCTCGTGGAGACGAAATTGGACCTGGAGGAAGAATTGTTCGCAAACGCGAAGAATCTTCAGTAGAATACCACACAGATAACAAGGATATGAAATAACAAATGGGATTTGAAACTTTAACTAACCTAAAACTTAGACCTTTAAGAGATACTATCTTAGTAAGAGACCTAGACTCTGAAGGGATCCAACTTAAATCAGGCATTTACATACCTAGTCAAGATGGTAAAACTGCTGGCATTAAACCCAGATGGGCAAAAGTCTACGCCACTGGTCCAGATCAAAACAATGTAAAAGAAGGTGAATGGGTTTATGTAGAGCATGGACGATGGACTAGAGGAGTTGAAATTGCCGAAGGCGGTGAAACTTTTACTGTAAGAAGAGTAGACCCAGACAACATCTTATTGTCTGCCGATGAACGCCCAGAAGATACACTTATTAAAAATGACTAATCCTTTTAAAGATCAAACTAAATTCATGGTTAGCTGCGACCAAACTGTATGCGATATAAATGGCCCACAGTTTAGTCTATACAATAAACTAATCGAAGAAGAAGTTCAAGAACTTAGAGATGCCCGTAATCAAGAAGAACAACTAGATGCCCTAGTTGATATTTTAGTAGTGACTATTGGTGCTATTAATTCCATGGGCGCAGACGGGGAAGGAGCATGGAATGAAGTTATGAGAACTAACTTTGCTAAGATTGATCCAGATACCGGAAAAGTTCGTAAACGTGAGGACGGCAAAGTTCTCAAGCCCGAAGGATGGCAACCTCCTAATCTCAAACCTTTCCTACACGCATGAAATGCGACATCTGCCGTAAAGAATATTCACCTTCCTGTGATTTTCAACAAGGCAGATGTCCACTTCACCCTCCTACTATTGACATTCACTATCTTAGATTTTATAATCTATTCCAAGCAATTAAAAACTTTTTCAAGAGGTAACAATGAAAGAACTTTGGACAGAGAAATACAGACCTAGAACCTTGGACGGATATGTGTTTAAAGATGAGGCTACCAAAGCACAAATTGAACAATGGACTAAAGAAGGTAGTATTCCACATCTTATGTTTAGCGGCAGTGCTGGAGTAGGTAAAACTACTTTGGCAAAAATATTAATCAATCTTCTTAATGTAGAAGACACAGATGTATTATTTGCCAACGGCAGTAAAGAAGGACGCAAGATCGAATGGGTCGACAAACTAATAGGTTTTTGTCAAACCATGCCGTTTGGAGAATTTAAAGCAGTCATTATTGACGAAGCTGACTACCTTAACGCACAAAGCGTTCAGCCTGCCATGCGTAATCTAATGGAGCAGTATAGCCAAACAGTCCGTTTCATCCTAACCTGTAATTACCCAAATAAAATAATTCCTCCTTTACATAGTCGTTGTCAAAAAATACACATCGAACGCACTGACATAGACGAGTTTACAGCTAGAGTAGCAACTATACTAGTCGAAGAGAACGTTGACTTTGAGCTAGACACATTAGACACTTTTGTTAAAGCAACTTATCCCGATCTTAGAAAATGCATAAACAATGTTCAAATGAACAGCATCGGCGGCGTGCTAAAACGTGAAGAATCCAGTAATGATTCTCAAGACTATCGTATTGAAATGGTGGAATTATTTAAGATAGGTAAGATTTCAGAAGCACGAAAACTTGTATGCAGTCAAGCAAGACCAGAAGAAATGGAAGATATCTATCGCTGGCTCTATGACAATGTAGAAATATTTGGAGATGAAGCCCGACAAGAAAAGGCTATTCTTACAATTAAGCAAGGGCTGGTAGATCATTCCTTAGTAATGGACCCAGAGATCAATCTAGCAGCCACTCTTATCAGGCTAAGTCATATTAGTTAATCACCGTATATTGATAATATCTCCTTTACGGCGTGATGACGCTCAATGTCTTTGTGATCAAACTGAACTACAGTTAGATATTCTGTCTGTTTATGTTCTTGTAATAATTCAATAAAGTTAATAAGTCCATTGTCTTTGAGCCTGTCTGCCTGATTCAAGTCTCCGGTTACTACCATTTTACTAAAATCACCTAGCCTAGTTAACAACATTTTCATTTGGTTAGGTGTGGCATTTTGCATTTCATCTGCTATAATATAACTGCTTTTGAACGTGCGGCCCCTCATATAGGCTAATGGGCTTATTTCAACTACTCCTTCATCTAGCATGTTTCCTATATCTTTTTGACTGTAATATTCTCCTAGCACATCAAAAATAGGTCTTGTCCATGGAGCCATTTTTTCCTGTAATGTTCCCGGCAGAAAACCTAGGTCTTCATCTACACTCACGGCGGGTCTAGTGATTATGATTTTGTCTACCTTACCTTCTTGAAACATACGAATACCATGTTGGACTGCTAACATAGTTTTACCTGTGCCGGCTGGTCCCACTGCTATGACAATACTCTTATCGTCATTTTGTAGTTGTTGTAGGTATAGTTGTTGGTTTCTGTTGCGAGGATTGACATCTACACGATGCTTCTTCGCTGGAAGGTATGTATGAAAATCAATTACGTTTACATTGCTATTAAAACGCTTCTTCACTCTTTTACTCATTAAGTTCTCCCACTTTTGGTAAA